AGCTTTGATACAGATATAGTTGAATTTATTGACTTAATTAACTTTACGTTAAGTGATGACTTTATTAATAAATGGAAATACAGATTTAGTGTAAAGTTTATTAAGGAATTTCAAGGAAAGATAATTAAATCCTTGAAAGACAGAAAGCCAATTAAAATAGATTCTTTAGCAAAACACTTAACTAAGAAGTGCGGTTACTCCTCAGAACAAGTGAAGAATTTTTTCGAGGCTATAGATATAAGCATTTATCACCCATTGATTTTGGGTGCTTTATCTGCTTCTTTCTGAGCCTCGACTAAACACTTCTGCTCCTCGATTCTTCGGGTTACCGTGTCTGCGTCATTAAAGCATGGGCACATGTCTTTGTATTCGCACCACTCGCAGAACTGATTCTGCATGGCTGGGAATTCGTCCTTCTTCTTCTTACGGATCTTCCAGACTTTATTTATTTCCTTCTCCCGCCACATGTTAATGGATGATTGTGGGAACTTAACTGCCACTAAATTACCAGACATTGGGTAGAAGTGAGCGCAGTAGATATCTTTCAGAGGAATCTTGAATTCCTCTGACACAGCAAAGGCATAACCTATCAATTGCTTGTCCCTAGATAGCTCCAGTTTCGACTTTTCTTTCTTTGAGGTCTTGTAGTCGATGATTAGAATTCCGCCTTGTAGGCCCCTCACAATGCGATCTATGAACCCATTGTACTTGATGCCATCTGCAAGATCTACCGAGAATTCATGCTCGACTGCAATCGTCTCTCCCATGCCAACATTAAACTTAACAAAGTTAGATATGCATTGGCTAACCTTGCCCTTGTATTCTTGAGCAATTTCGTAGTCTTTCTTAATATTTTCGGCTATTTTTTCTAGCTCGGAGATATTATTGTTCCCGTAGCCTAGCTCAAATATACGGTGGATATAGGTTCCAAAGTCCAAGGCGTCCTCGTTTTTAGATGGGTAGCCGGGAAACTTCCTTATGTATCTATAGTCGTACTTGAGCAAACACTGATCTATTACGTCACTTTTTGAATTACTTAGTCGGTCGATAAACATGATTTCCTCTGAGTATATTAGAGACTATTTACTTAAGAAGTTTGAAAGTAATTATAAATTAATAAGCGGAGACACCGAGTTAACTATACCTTCGGTATTTTTGCAGCATGATCCTAAGAGGCACATGTCTGTAAATTTAGATTCAGGTCTGTGGCAGTGCTTTAAAACTGGAGAAAAGGGTAATTTTCTCCACCTTTATTGCAAGCTGGAGAATTTAAGTTACAAAGAGGGTTACAAGAGATTCTTAATTGAAGAATTCTTTAATGAGGGTACTGTTCGCAATGATTACCAAAAAAAGGTAGTTCAGGAGCCGCTGCCTGTTAATTTTCAGTTAATTGACCCTTCTTTAGTTGAAGTTGTAAATAGCTCTGCGTATCTATTTCTATTAAATAGAAAAATATATGACTATGGAAAATTCTACTACTGCAAAGAAGGCCAATATGCCGGGAGACTCATCATCCCGTACAACAACCACACTGGAATGTTCTTCTTCCAGGCGCGAGCACTCTTCGGCCAAGAGCCAAAATACCTCAACTTCCGTGGCATCAAGTCTTCTACGATCCTATATCCGTTCCAGTACGACTCCAAGGCACCTCTCTATATTTGCGAGGGGGCTATAGATGCAATATCGCTCCAATTGGCTGGTTTCAATGCCACGACTACTATATCGTGCCATGCGTCGCGTATTCAGCTTGAGCAGCTACGTTATTACCAAGGTCCTATCGTGGTGGCGTATGATAATGACCGTGCTGGCAACGATGGCCTTAGAGGGTTTGAACTTCTTAGGCGCAAGGTGAGAATGCAGTCCATCAACTACTGCTTTCCTCCTGCAAAGTATAAGGATTGGAATGAGGCCCTACAAAAAGATCCCCAGAGCCTCGCTGATAGCGCACTAAATATCAAGAAGTTTAATCTAGACGAGTGGGATACTATGCAATCGTTAGATACATTGGCTCTGTAACGATAATCTCGTTAAAGACATTGTACTTTGCACGAATAGCATAAACACCTCGGGTAGAATCAAAGTTTCCGGCTGCTACTTGAGGATGCGAGGTTAAATTACTCGTATCCCAAGTAAATATGATTACATTATCTGATGCCATCTGAATCGCGCTAGAGGTATCAGCAAATGACGATACAGTCACTTTAGCTGGGAGATTAGCAGCCTCGTTTATTTTAACAATCTCAATTGACGCATCAGTTATCACATTATCTCTAAGTAGATTTCTGATACTTTCGTCAATGCCTGTATTCTCCACTACAATACTAGTGGATATCTTTAGATCAGCTTTTGATCCAAGAGTAATTTTGTTGTTTACTAACCGAGTTTTAGACTTGAGCATTAGCGGCTCAGTAACAACAGTAAACCCACCTTTTCTTAGTGTAAACTCATTGATTACGGACTGAAGCTCAGACCCTTGAGCCATGTTAATCGTCCATACATCAATGTAATCCCCAGTCTGATCCGCTGAGTTAGCGATAGTGGTATTCTGATCGTAGAGGTTTCTTGTCCCAGATAAGTTAATCGTGCCATCGAGAACTACGATGTACCTTCCGGTGCTAATACGGAAGATTCCACTAGTGCTAGCCCCTCCAGTGTAATTAGATACGTTGAAGGCTACGTTGCTCGTATCTGCGGATGAATTGCAGAAATTCATCTTCATTACGTTGCTAACATCAACGGAAATTAATTGAGTAGTCTCATCTAAGATAGAGCTAGGGGATAGGTTGTCAGCCCGTGCAAAAATGCTAACTGCACTGATCTGATAGGGGTCAGTGTATATACCATCAGTTAAGAAGAAGACTTGCAATCCTACCTTCTCTAATACAGAAGGTCTATTGTTTCGGTCACTAATTGAGATGTTGTTCAATTGCATTTTTCTGGGCTTCCAAATCTTGTGTGTAAAGTTTAATGAAGACGGCTCGCTCTATCTTAGTCATGCTTTTAACGTCCTCATAAGTAAATTTACACTTACTTACCAGTATGTAGGCTTCCAGAAGTAGGTCTTCTAAATTTATCTTATCTGTCAGGTCACGGAAAAAAAATTTTCATTGATCGGAACAGAAAGCACTGATTCCCCTCCACAATTAGTGCATTGAAGGATAAACTTAGGGTCTAACCCTAAATCTAGACGCATAACTTGGTTTAAGATAAACTTAATGTCCATAATATGCATCTTAGGGATGGCTTTCGAGATAAATACTGGGTCGGAAGAGCCATTTAACTCTGTGACGAATCGCCATAAGTTGTTGTAAACCTGCTCGTCGCTATTTAAATTAGGCTCGTCGGAAACCTTAGGGAATCTGACCTTAGCCTGCTTCTTAAGCTTAGGGAGCGTAATCTCCCGAGGGTCCTGCACCTCAGGGGGTATATGCTTAATTAGCAATTGACTTAAATTAACATTTACGTCACTCTCATAAGCGCACTTAGGGCACACACAGGTAACAGGGTAATTCTCCCCATACGAGATTTCTCGTATTTTTAGGAGGAGAACTAGCTTATCAATCAGCAGCAAGGAATTTATATCAATACCCTTAATGCACTTAGAGAGCATTAAATTAATTGGATTTATCCCGCTTTTTGCCGAGCTAGCTAATTGCTTTTCGTCCTCAAACTTAATTGGGGATACAAGAACTTCCGGCTTGCCATTTAAATAAAATCTACCTTCTGATGGCAATGGGACAAGTACCTCAGCTTCTAGTGGGACATCACCAAATAGCTTCTCTAAATTTGATTCTCGATCGGGTTGAAACTTATCTAAATTTGACATATAATTCCTCTAACTACTATAATAGTAGGTATGAGAATTCAAGTAGGTATTATAGACTCCCTAATCGAAACGGATAACCCTCAAATTATAAAAGTTTTGTCCGATAAGTGGTCATTCCCTATTGATGGGTATCAGTTTACCCCTGCGTACAGGCGTGGACATTGGGATGGGAAAAAGAAGTTTGTTACGGCTGGTGGGAAGTTTAAGACTGGATTGCTCAACGACATATTGGCCGATCTTGCCAAGATCAACTGCAAGCCTTGGATAGACTACGAGTACCCAGCTAATTTAAAGCTCCCAGAATGCAGTCCTACGCTGGGGAATTTTAAGTTATTTGATTACCAAACGAATGCAGTGAATGAAGCCCTCGATAAAAAGCGAGCATTGATAATATCGCCTACAGGATCGGGAAAGACGCTAATTATTGCGTCCCTTGTCCAGTCGTTAATAGATAAGAAGATTGTAATCCTATTTGACGAGAGAAGTATTCTAACTCAAACTTATGAATACCTCACAGCACATCTGACTAGAGACATCGGGATTAACTTCGGTGGAGAATTTAAGCCTGGGAGAATCATGCTCTCTACTGTTCAAAGTATTGAAAAGATTTTTGATTCTCATCTGAACGATGCTGAAGTTTTGATTGTCGATGAAGTCCACAAATTCTGTAGGGGAGAAGTAGCGGTGGCTGCTATTCAGAGCTTCCCGAGGGCTATGTACAGATATGGATTCACAGCTACGATGCCAGACGATAAGATTGGTCAATACACTCTTCGCGGAGCATTTGGGCCTGAGATTAGAACTCGCACTACTAAAGAGCTAATCGAAGATAATAAACTTGCCAAGCCGATTATACAGATTTTAGAGAATGCAGCGCAGTTAAAGCCAGAAGATTATGATGACACCTATGCTAACCTGTACGAAAAGTATATTGTTAGTTGTGACGAGAGAAATCAAATGATTATAGATTTAGCTAACAAAATTAGCGAATCAAATCCTTCTGCAAAAGTTTGCATACTTGTGAAGAACTTGTCTCACTTGCAATTACTCAAGGGCAAGATCAAAAATTCCTACTCCCTTGAGGGTGTCAACTCTATTTCGGAGCGAAAGGAAGCCATCTCTGGCTTCTTACGAGCCGATAAAGCGGCCTTCCTGATCGGGACCAAAGTCCTGCAAACTGGCATTAACATTGAAGAGATTACTCACTTAATTAACGCTAGGGGTCTTAAGGATAAGATTCCAACTATCCAAGGCTTAGGCAGAGGATTAAGAAAAATGAAAGACAAGACTACTGTAATGGTTTACGACTTTATGGATAAAGTACCTTACTTAGAGGAGCACTCAAAGCAAAGAATAAAGCACTACAGGAAAGAAGGTCACGAAATTAATTGGATTAAACTATGAAACAGGCTCAAGACGTATTAGACTCAATTTACAAGTTTACTCAAACTCAAAAAAATTCTATTGATGTTCTCGCGGCAGAATTAGTTGCCCTCAAAGACAAACATATAGGGTTAGATACTTTAAATACTCTAACTAATTGCTTTAGAGAGCTAGATGGGCTTAGAGAAAATATTATATCACGTTTGATAGCTTCCATGAAGCGTGGTGATATGGTTAGCTGATTGTAGCGATCTTTAAATAAGATCCATTAAGAATTGTAGCTTCATTTGACCCTGATGTATTTACTGCAAATCTAAATACTAAATTTCCTGATAATTCCGGGTCTACTACACCTGTTATTTTTATAAATCCAACCCCATTAGTATCAACTGGGCGATTCTCTTGTTCCGGCATATCACCTGACCCACTTCTAGTAGATTGATTTGTATACCCAGCGGTAGGCCCAGTATACTCTATACCCCAAGTACGATCCCCATCTGGTGAATTTACTTTAAAGTCAAATTTTTCTGTAGATGCTGCGCTAAAAAATATATTCATTTCGTAAAAATAAATAAAGCCTGCATTTAGAGTAGAACTCAAATAAAGAGAATTAGTTAGACTTGTCGTAGAATTAGATTGATTTGCAGTGGCAAATATAGTAGTCCAAGTTTCAGATGCCCCTGCTAAAGTAGTGGGAGTCCATTTTGAGGTTGTATTATTGTAGGACAGCACTTGCCCGTTAGTTGGAGATGTTGTATCAACATCCGGTATATCTTTTAGATTGAAAGGACTTGTTGGGTTATCAACTCCACCTTCAATATAAAGTCCCTTG